ACTATGGCCGAGAAACAGGCTCATGAGCTGGCCATGGCTCAAATCGACGTCAACAAGGCTGAAGCGGCCTCTACGTCGATATTCAAAGGCGGATGGCGCCCATTCATTGGTTGGACCTGCGGCAGCGCGTTTGCATACCACTTCGTGCTGCAGCCTTTGCTGGTGTTTGTTTTGGTCTCCACTGGCCACCCAGTGCCTGATCTGCCCAAGTTCGAGATGGACGCACTCATGACAGTGCTGTTCGGCATGCTTGGCCTGGGCGGCCTGCGCACGTTTGAGAAATTCAAGGGAGTTAGCAAATGAGCGCAGCGCAATGGGATCGATACGCCAACTTCAGCAAAGCAGAGTTTGATTGCAAGCATACCGGGCTCAATGAGATGCAGCACGAGTTCATGATGGTGCTGCAAAAGATCCGCGATGTTTACGGCCAGCCTATGAAAGTCACCAGTGGCTACCGTCACCCGACGCATCCTGTAGAGGCTCGCAAGCAGCGCTCCGATGGCGAGCACACGCAAGGCATGTGCGCAGATATTGCCTGCAACAATGGCTCAGACCGATACAAACTGGTGACGATTGCGCTGGCTAATGGAATCACTAGGATTGGCATTGCCAAGACGTTTTTGCACCTTGGCATTGGTGGCGAAAATCTGCCGAATCACGTGATCTGGGAATACAACTGATTTAGGCAAACAATTTGCCGCAGCTGTTGCAGTATTTTTTGCCGCGCACCCACTTAAATCGCCTGGCGCATCTTGCGCACTGACGCCAGCGGATTTTATTTTTCATCCTGCTCTTGTCTGCCAAGCCAAAGCCCCACGCAGGTCTCCTCAAGATCCCACGACACCGGATTTGTCTTGAGCGCGTCTTTGCGCCCTTGGTTGTATGCCTCGATGATCTCGTGATGCTGTGGGCCAAACGTCTGACCCATCACAAAGATGCCAGAGGCTACTGCAATGCCTGCTGAAAAGTATCCGAGCCTCATGATGGTTTCCTTTCGCCTGTTTCAAATGCCTCGCGGCCGTCCAGGCTGTTGTGGATCCAGATCGGCTCTGATCCTTCGTTATCCAGCGTTGGCTTGCACCAGCACTTGCCATTGAGCTGGTGATCACGCAGGTCATCCACAGGGTACACGTGCCAACCCTTGCAGTTGCAGTCGCGGCCTTGGCGGCAATCTCCGTGGCAGCTCATTCGCAGCTCACTTCGCCAGCCTTGAAAGCAGGCCAGCCAGCTTCGCCTTTGGTCTGCTTCCACAGCTTGACCATTTCGCAGTATTCGTCGTGCTGGCGCTCGGCCTCCTCGTAGTCGGCCTGGCCAACGATGCCAAAAGCAATGATGATTGCGATGAAAGCCAGAATGACTTGGTAGCGTTTGATGTTCACGGTCAGCTCCTTGCTGGTTGGTTTAGATGCTCACACTTTACCACAAAATCCCACAATCGCAAGCATTAGGGCAAACCCTAGACAATTTCCACATCGTGCGGTCGTTTGCGGCCGTCCAGAATGTCGTGGATTCGTTGCTCGGTGAGGCGGTGGCAGCGGTACATGGTGCGAGCTGGCAGCACATCCAACAGCTCGGCGTAGCTGGCCAACACAGCCCTCACAGCCTGAATGCCGGGTCCATCCAGCCTAATAGGCTTGCCTTCGCGCTTGTTACGCTGTCCGGCCAATGCCAGCCCTCTGATGGCGTCTTGCAGCAGACCGCTGGTGTCCTCGCAGATCTGCATCTCGACCACCAGCGTCTCGAGCATGTTTACGGCGTCGCTCACCACCCGCCAGTCCTCGGTGCTGGGGTTGTCGGCCGTCTCTATGGCGTGCAGCCCTTCGTACATGCGCATGAGCTGGTGGACTCGATATTCTTGCGGCAGCGGCTCGGTCGGGCTGGCAAAAAGCTCGTGGAGTTTGTTGTAGGTCTTTGGCCGCTGCGGTGGCTTGCGCTTTGCCTTTTTCATACCGCCACATCGATGAGGCTGAAAGTTTTGTCCTGGCGATCAAAAAACACGGCGATGGCCGTTGGCTTTGGTCCACCAATCGCCTGGCACACGGCCAAGCGGATCGGCAGCGGTCGCAACATCTTGACCAGGACATAGCGCTGATCGTTCAGGCTGTCTTGCGCCATCAGTAACCCCGCCAGACCTCAATCTCGACAACCCAGAGGTACAGCCGAAATTCACCAGAGTCGAAACCGATGGCAAAGTAAGGCGCCCGGCGAGGCAGCCATTTCACGTCAAATCTGAGCTTGTTTCTCATTTGAAAGTCCTTGTTTGATGTAGTGCAACACTTGAGAGGCCAGTGTCCTGGTGCTCTCGTCTGCTCGCTGGCGCAGTTCTTTGTCGATCTCTTCAGGGATGCGGATCGTCATGAAGCGGCTTTTTTTCTCTTTGAGTTGATCAGCTTTTTTGGTCGTCATTGGGTTCCTCTCGTTTTCCATAAAAGGCAAGAATCTGCTGTTTTGCATCATCAGCACCTTTTCCCACTATACACCAGTACTTCACACTTTCAATACCTTCAAGGTAGGCAATCCAGTCCTTTTGCTCTGCGCTTAGGCTGCCACCCTTGCTACGCTTCATTTCGACCCACAAACCCCACGCAGGCACAAAAAGATCAGGCACCCCAGAGCTGACCCCTTCTGCCTTCAATCGGCCTGCTGTGGCTCTGCTGCGGGCTCCTCCGTTGGGGATCGCAAAGATGCGCACACCATCAAAGGTCTGGCGAAACCAGCGCACCAGCTCGCGCTGCTCTTCGTGCTCGCTTGGGATTCGGTCGGCAGCCATCAGAAAGGGATCTCAAAAGACCAGTCTGGGCAGGCATCTTGCGTGGCCGCAAACTCCTCTGGGGGGCGCATGTCAAAATGCAGGCAATGCCCTTGCTCGCTGTAGCTGTCGCAGTTGTGACAGCACTTTGGTGGTCCAGCTTTAAGCCACTCCTCGTACTGAATCAAAAATTCTGGCTTTGGTGGTCTTTGGTTCATGCCCAGCTCCTCTTTGTGATTCTGTGAAATTTGCCATCCATACGGTACTCGATGGTGGCTGGTGGTTGCGAATTACTCATCTGCACGGCCATGTAATCAAGCCCTTTCTCTGGGCCAAGGCGCGAGGCATCGGCCAGATGCGCTCCCGATGATGTGGCCATATTCACCAGCTGGCGCATGGCCTTTTGCCCGGCGTAACCATCGTGAATCACTGGCAAATACTCGATCACAGGCTTTTCAGACAGCGCCCCATAATAAGTGCAGGCCAGCATCAACTTGCCGCTGCTGCGGCTGGTGTGCACGCGCCAGTTCCAGCTCGTGACCTCCATCTCATTGCCATCGAGCCCCATGATGTCGTCATTGCGCAGCTCGAGCTTTTTGCGCTCAGGCTCAGGAAATGGGTGACCGCAAGCCGGGCACTCTGATGCTGAGATGTGGACCAGCTCGTTGCAGTTGTCGCAAACCTTGACTGGTGCCTCGCCATCGCCATCACCACCGCGCTTGGGCGGCTGCACGGCCGTGATCGGTCCATGCGTCTCGACCACCCCGGCAAAGTCCAGCACCAGGCAATGATCGGTGTGACTTTTGACCCGCATGCCCCGGCCTGCCATCTGCACGTAAAGGCTGGCCGACATGGTCGGGCGCAGCATGGCGATCAAGTCAATGTCTGGGTAATCAAACCCGGTGGTCAGCACGTTGGCGTTGGTCAGCGCTTTGATCTTGCCTGCCTTGAAATCAGCCAGGATCTGCTCACGCACCTTTTTCGGTGTATCGCCAGTCACGCATTCGGCCGCAATGCCAAAGTCCTGCAGCACGTCCTTGATGTGCTGGGCGTGCTTGACGCCAGTGCAGAAAAACAGCCACGCCTTGCGGTCGCCTGCCAGCTCCATCACCTCGCGCACCACCTTGTAGTTGTTGTCGTTGGTGTCCACGGCTGCTTGCAGCTCGCTCTCAATAAACTCGCCACCGCGTTTGTGCACGCCAGAGGTGTCCAGACGCGCCTTGGTGATCTTGCTGCGCAGGGTGGCCAGATAACCCTTGTAGACCAGCTCCTCGATGCTCACAGGCTCAATAAGCGCGTCAAAGAGCGCAGGCTTGTCGGTAATCAGTCCGTGGCCAAGGCGGTAAGGCGTAGCCGTCAGGCCAACCACGCGCAGGCTTGGGTTGATCGTCTTGAGCTCGGCTAGAAAATCACGGTAGCCACCCTCGGCCTTGTGATTGACCAAGTGGCACTCGTCGATGATCACCAAGTCAACGTGGCCAATCTGGCTGGCCTTCTTGCGCACCGACTGGATGCCTGCAAAGGTGATCGGCTCGCCCAACTGCTTTTTGCCAATGCTGGCCGAGTAGATGCCCATCGGTGCGCCACGCCAATGCAGGCGCATTTTCTCGGCATTCTGCTCGATCAGTTCTTTGACGTGGGTCAGCATCAAGACCCGAGTCTCTGGCCAGTTTTGCAGCGCGTCTTTGCACAGCGCAGCCACGATGTGGCTCTTGCCGGACCCGGTGGGCAGCACCAGGCATGGATTGCCCTGGTGGCCTGCCTCGAACCACGCGTAAAGCTGGTCAATGGTTCGTTGCTGATAATCACGCAGCATCGTTCCCCCTTGCTCGGATTTCTTCTGCACAGGTAATACCATCGTTTTGAGCACACTCGGTCTCACATAACACGGCGCACGCCTCACGTTCTTTCTCTGCGACCTGCCATTCAAGTTCCGTCAGCAAGTCAATAACCGATTCGCCGTGCCCAGTGGCGTAGCCTCGCTCCATCATCCACTTGGCTACCGTTTCACGGTTTTTTGCCTCAACTAGATTGGCGAATCGATAAAACACCGGAGCCAAATCACGCTCAACCCATGTCATGTGGTCAAACTTAGCGCCAGCCTTTTCGGCCATGGTGTTGATTTCATCAAGATTCATGCGTCACTCCTCTTTTCACATTTGTGGTGATCACTTAAAAACGCATCGATGATGGCCGTCATAATGTTCATCGGAACAGGCATGTTGACCTTGTACCGCTGGCCACAATGCTCACAGATGCACTCGTCGGTTTGTCCATTGAGCACCACATGATCGGCGTCAAACCGACGGCTGCCAGGCTGCGGCACCAGCGGCGTGACCTTGATGTCGTCTGGGATGTCAAAAGGCTCCGCAAAGTCAAACCACTTCGCCTGGTCAGATTCCAGCAGCCACACAATCGGCTCACTCATTTCACGATCCTCCCGCCAAATTCCTGCCGAATCTGCTCCACAAACTCGTCACCCTTTGCGCACATGGTCGGGTTGGCGATGATCTCTTTGCTGGTGTAAACCTTGGCATCACCTTCGCCATTGCGCACCTGAGCACCATCAATCACGTAGATGGCCTCCCACTGGCTCTCGCTCTCGATGCGCTCGTATGGCACCAGATCAGGATGCAGCACGTGGCTCTCGCAGCCTTCGCGCTGAAACTCGACCGGAATGCCATCAGCGTCGTGCCTTTCGCATCTCCAAGTGCTGTCTGGCATGGCCGTGCTGTGTGCGCAGGTGCGGCAGTTCACGTGCTTGGTGAGCTGGGTCTGGTGGCAAAACTCGTAGGCGTCACAAAACTTGCACTGGTACCAACTCGGGTCGGTGCTGATCGGGGGCGGCAGCCGATCCTCCTGGACGATGCGCTTGCCACGCTCGATGGCCTTTTCAGCCACTTCCTTGTCGTAGCGCACGCGCTCTGTGTAGATGCGATCGTCGTCTTTGCAGACCGCCACGTACAATGCCCGGTCGATGTCGGTGCCGTGCATGTAGACCTGCATCTGAATGAAGTGCTCATGCTTCGCAGCCTCAACGCCCTTCTTTTCAAGGTCGTCAAAGGACTTCTTGCTGTGCGTCTTAAACTCGGCCACGTGGCGCTTCTTGGGCGCTTCAGGGACGCCACGCTCGATGATTCCGTCCAGGCTGCCGGAGACGTGGCAGCCGAAGTCCACACGCTTTTGCTGGCGACCAGTGGTGCCTTGAATGTCCATGCCGATGGCACGCAGGTCGCTGACGATGGTGGCTTCCTCATTCTGGCCACGGCGAAAAAGGCGCAAGATGCGGCCATTAAACTGCGGCTGCACCGCCCAGCGAAAGCTCATCCACAACCATCGATCGCAAGGGTGGCCAAGCTGGCTGGCGCCCATGTGGGGGCGCGGCGGCTCGGCTTTTGACTCATGGTATTGGTCAATAAGCGCAGCTATGTTATTCTCTGGTTCAGGTATTTTCATTGAAGTCTCCTTCAGGTTGGAATTAGCCCGGCTCTGCACCCAGAGACCGGGCTTTTTTTCGGCCTTACTTCTTCGCCCAAGGGGGCGCGGATTTCCCTGATGCTGCTGGCGCAAGATGAGCTGGTGCCTCGGCCTTGGCAGCAGGCGCTGCTGCAGGCACGCTGCCAGTCAGTGACTTAAAGCCCTTGACCTCGTTTTGCGCTTCGTACTGGCCGTCAGCCGGGCGGATCGAGAGCTTGATCTGCAGCTGGCCACCAATCAACTGGTCGGTGTCTGTGACCTTGGCCAGCCCGATTGAGCGCATCAGCTCGCCCAGCTGCTGGCGTCCGATCTCCTCGGCCTTGCTGCTGGCGTTCTTGATGTTGAGGTTGCCAAAGACCACTCGGCCTTGATGCGCTGGGCCTGTGATGTCGTAGCGCACCTTGATGTACTGGCCGTTGCCGTTTTTGGTGTCGCAAAGCTCAGCTTGCGTCACTGTGGCGTCGTACCAGCCAGCAGGCAGCACGTCGTAGTTGCCATTGCCTTGCGGCAGTTCATTTGCGTCGTAGGTTTCGCCTAAAAATGCCATGATTACTTCTCCTTTGAAGTGATGGTGAAAGATGGGCGGCCAGGCTTGGCCGTGATTGCAGGGGCCAGCGGCCCGGTGATTGCTTCGTCAGCTGCCTTCCAAAGCGCCATGTTGATCTCCGGCTTCCAGCGGAAAAGGCTGGAGAGGTGATCGCTCAAGCCATGCTCAGCAGCGAGCTCCTGCAGCTTTTCGCTGTCGACCTTGCGGTCAATGCGTCCGACAATCTTGATGACGTATCCATCAGGATCGACTGTCTCGGTGCCCTCAAGATTCTCGGCAACGCCTGCCAGTGACTTAATTCGGTCCTCGATCTTGCGACGGTCTGCAATGGCTGTTGCTTCGGCCTCTTTGGCTCGAATCCACATGGCCGAGAGCTCGTTCAGGTCGTCTGTCATGGTTGGTGCGTTTTCAATCATGATTTTTTGCCTCCGATCTTGGTGATGACTTCGCCCAGGTCCGGCGCTTCCCAAGCATCGAGCTTGCCGCTGCGGTCCTTAGCCAGCCAAACACCGTCCGAGTCACACATCAGCGCACGCTGGGTCACCCCGTCGCCATCTTTCTCGACGCGAAGCGCGAGCACCTCGTCGAAAAAGTAGGGAAGCCCTTGCGTGAGGCTTTTGCCTGGCATCGCGGGGTTGTAGAGCATCTTGCCCATCTCGTCCTGGCTCTTTTCCAGCTTGGCGCTCATGTAGACGTGCTTGCCGGGCAGATCCCGAAAAGACCGAATCAGCTCCTGCATGGTGGTGTTCATTTCACCGTAGGCTGCGCGCCCATCCTTGTTTTTTCTCATCTCATGGTGCAGGACTACTTCCGCGACCTCACTGATCGAGTCCAGTGCGACCGATTCAAAGCCTGCGGCCTCTTTGCTGTCTTTGCACCAGGCATACGCTTCGCGTAGATCGTCCATCGTGGCCACCTCGATGTAAGGCAGGTCGGCGTCCTGAATAGACAACAAACCGCCCTCGGCCGAGAGCACAATGGGGTTGGGTAGTGTTTTGATAAGGCTGGTCTTACCCGCGCCAGCCTGCCCGTAAACGAGCAGCTTCACACCGTTGGCAGACAAGCTGCCTGTGGTCTTCAGGTTGATTGCCATGATTGGCTCCTTTTCTTGGTTGCATCCTCGATCGGCCTATCCGGTTGAGGAGTGGTTGCAACTTTACTCGAGTTTCGGTTAAGATGTCAACACCAACCGAAAAAAAATCACCGAACGAGGTAAACCAACCATGCCAGAGCTCGAGAAACTGCGGCAGATGCTTGCTGACATGAACCTTCAGGCGGTCGCCCGAGGTGCGGGAGTTCATCCGAACGTTCTTTACCGGATCATGGCAGGGGGCACCAATCCCCGGTATGAAACGGTGCAGCGCGTCATGAATTACCTAACCAAGGAACCCGCCCAAAATGGCTGATCTTTCAAAAATACTGGGTGGGCCATGGGCGCCACCCCCAGAAAAAAGAGTCGACCCGCCTGAGGTTCAGCTCATCGATGCCATCAAGGAGGCCGGGCTCGAACCGCCTGACAACGTTACTCTCGACGGCAAAATCCACCGATTTCGCTCCGGCACCAAAGGCAGCGGCAGCAAAGGCGGCGACAAGCCAGGCTGGTATCTGGTCTTTGGCGATGGCGTGCCAGCTGGGCGCTTTGGCTGCTGGCGAGCTGGCATCGAGGTGACCT